CACGTTGTGTCTACTTCCGACGGCACATTCACGATCCCCGATCATGCAGAGTCTGTAATTGCAGCCTTGCTCGACACAACTGGCGACAGTGTAGATTATTCTTACCCACAAGAAATTAGGGCTCAGTTCCATGATTACAACATCGTGGGCCGAAACGACCGTGCTGGCGAGAACACGCTGGCTACTTTTGGTATTGTGGATGATGGGTATTCTCCAACTATTGAAGAGGTCACAGCCCCTAGTGGCTTTACAGGTTATCAAATAGCTGTTTACCCTATTTTCCCAAATGTTGCAGTTCCTGCTGTCGTCGGAACAGACAACTTAATTATTAATTACAGTGTTTTAGCAGGAGCTAAAACAGCTACCTTGAGTTTAGGAGGAGAGTCGGTTGTAAATGTTGGGGATCATGATGTTCAAAATGTTTCACAGATAAAAGTAGGCGGGGTATCTTTGGGAGAAGACGTAGACGTTGTTGCGGTCCCTCGCGGATATGGAGGTTCTGTTGGGAGTGCCGTAAACGATTCACACCCGTCGTTGACTCTTGCTGGAATTACAGACAGTGCCCCTCTGGGAAGTTTTACTCAGTCAGCAAACGTAATTACGGTTCCAGTAACAGATGCTAGTGATGTTTCTGTCGGGGACATAATAAATATAAATGGGTTCCCAAATTCTACCGGAGGAGTAAACGCAAATACAGAATATCGTGTTACCGGAGTTGATAAGACTAACAATAAAGTTTTCTTATACCGGTCTGTTTCAGCTACTGATACATGGGCAGCGGATAGTGACAGCAAAGTATTTCATTACCCTGTAACAAAATTAGCTGTTGTAAACGCAGCAGGCACCGTTAGTCGGTTTAGACGTTATCGTGTTGATGTGGATAATCAAAAAGCGTCACTTAGACTTTTGTTAAAAAGAAAATTTGTAACCCTTATAGACGAGAATGATGTTATTCATGTCTCAAGTTTAAGCGCAATCAAGCACGCGATGCTCGGCAATATTGCTGAAGAGAACGCAGACCTTGAGAGAGCCAACTACCATTGGAGCGTTTGCCGGAATGTCCTCGACGAACAACTCGACGCTCATCGCGGTGCTGCCAAGCCCGCCGTCCGTTTTGACCCCTCTGGTGTGGGAGCATACACCAGCAACATGATGTAACCCCTACCCCTATGATCGAATACATTACAGAAAACGTAGACACCCTGCTTCAAATCGCGGCGAGTGTAATCGCCGTAGCTTCTCTTGTTGCTACATTGACTCCAAACGAGAGTGACAACAAGTGGGTCTCTCGCGCTTCAGCAGTGATTTCATGGCTCGCCCTTAACGTGGGTAAGGCCAAGAGTAAGTGAGTGCATTCATCAGACTCCTGACTGCCGCTCTCAATGCCTACATTGAAAACATCCGACTCAAGCGCGACTCCCGCCTCGACGATCTTTACGATGAGCTTGATAGGTTGGCCGCTGATGGCTCTCCTACTAGCAAGTTGCGGATCGAGCGGGTGGCACAACGAATCAAGCGCGAACGCGAGCGCCTTATTCGATCCCCCGACCATCACCTTGATTGAAGGGGAGTTGTATCACTTCTGTGAAGGCAGCTTAGTCGGTCGTCCAAATCACAGATTCCACAGCGATTACTCATATCGCAGAGCAATTATTATTGGAAACAAATGATTAACACCCGAATTTTTGATTCTTTAATAGGGATGGCCGCACCCGTCATAGGGTTAGTCACCAGCATGCAAGAGCAATTTGAGTATTGGCTGAGGGTAGGCTCGCTAGTTGTCGGCATCGCGGTAGGAATAGCATCTCTTTATCGTTTAGTTAAGAAATGAAGATTGGGTTGGCAGTAGGGCATTCTCGTCAAGGAGACGAAGGAGCAATGACTTCTCGTGAGTCTGGCTATTCTATTTCAGAGTTCATGTTTAACTCTGATCTAGTTCGTAGGATAGCACCTGCTCTTACTATGGATTATGTGATCTACAACGATTACAAAGACCCTACATATGTCGGCGCTATTGATTATCTAGCCCAGAAACTTATCGACGATGAGGTAGATGCGGTTGTTGAGCTACACTTCAACTCGGCCACCCCACAAGCTGAAGGACACGAATGGCTTTACTGGCATGCCAGCAAAGGCGGTAGCAAGTTAGCTTACGCTCTGAAAGACGAGATGGAGGAAGCATATCCTGATATGAAATCGAGAGGGGCAAAGCCTAGAGCAGCAAAGCAACGTGGCTCATACCTGCTCCGCAAAGTTCGCCCCATAGCGGTCATCGCGGAACCTTTCTTCGGGAGCAACTGCGGAGAGTGGATGATGATAAATAACAATCGAGGTAAACTGGCTGGAGTTTACGCTAGAGCCTTAAACAAATTTGCAGGCGGATGACTCTCCCCAAATCAATCCACATAGCAGGAGTTCCTGTTAAGATTATCAGAGAAGACCTAAGCGATGAGAACAATCGTTCAAAGGGGTATTATGGATACTACTCCCACGAGCGTAAAACGATAGTAGTTGATTCCTCTTTAAAACCAGCAGAAGTAAAAACAACCGTCCGACATGAAATGTTGCATGCTTCTCTCGCCTTCAGTGGCCTCGATAGATTGGATTCCTTTGAAGAAGAGAGTCTGGTAGTATGTATCGAAGAACTTTTCTTCCCAGCATGGGAAAGATTCTGCAAACGATTTAGAGTATAATGCCTAAGAAAAAATATAAGTCTCGTGTAAACGAAGCCGGTAACTACACCAAGCCCGCTATGCGGAAGCGTATGTTCCAGCGCATTAAAGCCGGTTCCAAGGGCGGCAGAAGTGGGCAGTGGAGTGCGCGTAAAGCGCAGATGCTGGCCCGTGCTTATAAAAAAGCGGGCGGCGGCTATAGAAATTAATCACTAACAACTATTATGAAATCACCCAAAAAATTCAAACCTCATATGATGTATGACAAGTCTGGCAAAGGCTACAAAGCTAATACCTTTGAAGATCACCTTGCCATGAAGAAAAAAGGTTTTGGCCATAGCAAGCCTGCTGAAAAGAGGGCTGCCAAGATTCTAAAGAAAAGAAGCAAATACTAATGGCTAAGGCAGCTTCACAAAGATCTTTAGAGCGTTGGACTAAACAGAAGTGGCGCACTAAAAGCGGCAAGAAGTCTAGTGAGACGGGAGAAAGATATTTGCCCGAAGCCGCAATCAAAGCATTGTCCCCTGCTGAATATGCAGCAACAACACGGGCTAAACGTGCGGGGACTAGGCAAGGAAAGCAGTTCGTAAAACAGCCCAAACGAATTGCAGAAAAAACAAGAGCATACAGGGGTGGGTCTTTACGAAGAGCTAGTAAGCCCCCGCGCCGCCGTTCAAGAGCCTCGGCTATGCGGCGTGCGCGTAAAAAATGAGTCAATTCAGACAACTTAAAAATAGGTTTGTCCTGTTCCACCCCAACAAAGACGACGTAGCAGAAGCTTTTCGCAGGTCGCAATCTTTGGGTATCCCCCCTAATTCTTTTACAAGAGGGGTGGGTCGCATGACTGGTTTTCTTGGCGAAGTAGCTTTTGAGAAATACATCAAAGGGGCAGAGCATGTAGGCGAGCAGTGCTACACCCATGACTACGTTTTCAAGGGTAACAAGATAGACGTGAAGTCAAAGACCTGCACCACACGTCCTCAGCTCCATTATATTGCGAGTGTAAACTCAGAGAACAAGAAGCTGAAAGCTGATGTGTATTTCTTCACACGAGTCCACAAGGATTTAACTCGGGTTTGGTTACTAGGTTGGGCAAGTGCCTACCACGTAACGCGACCAAAGAACTACAAAGAAAAAGGGGACTGTGACAGCGAGGGGTTCAAGTATTTAAGTAGTGGATTCCACCTCCCGATCAAACGGCTACGGCGTCCTGATTCTTTTGAGTCATCACATCAATATCGTAAGCGGAAGAAAGATTGATCTCCCAGATCTTCCCACCCCCTCTGCCTTTTGATAACACGGGGCGCACATGGTCATTGTTCTTGCTGGATTCTTCTAGTGTAGACATACCGCGCCGGACGAACTCAAGATTGTTGGACATCCCCACGTTTCTCCCATTGTTGAAATCGTGCAGGGCAACTTGGAACTCCGTTAGTGTCCCCGTCCAATGCGACATCTTATCGTTCATCTCGCGGCACCTCTTAACAAAGAACTCCACCAGTTCAGCAACTGTGCTCCGACTTGAGTTATCGTAAGCGGCATCGGCTACCTTACGGTCGATAAAGGAGCGAACCCCGAACCGGCCTACATCTTCCACGGCTGGCGGGATTACCCAGTCCATTAAGAACTTCGCAAAGAAAGGAAGTTCGTCCTCAATAGTCTTCTCCAGAATAGTATTACTAGGGAAGTTGCTGGTAGCCTTGTCGGATATTCGCAAAGCCATAAGCTTGTCCCTGTTGCTGCTATCGAGCGACGGGATTACAGACAGGCTGTTGATGTCCATGTTAAGGGACATCACGACTCGTCCAGTCCACGGAATACTCATAGCATCTGCATACTTAGCTTGATACTCAACTCTTGGATTAGCCACCGCCCTCTTGATCAACTCTGTCGCTTTGCGTTGGTCCTGAAAAGAGGCTGCTGATGTTGTATCGTCAATCACCCATGCGGCTACACGGCCAAGGTCTTTGTTGAATCGAGTCTGTCCAGACAGGTAATCTGAAGCGTCCGCATACCCTCCGACTAGACCGCTGATGACTCTGTTTGATAGTAGGGACTTGCCTTTGTTGGTTGGCCCAACCAATAGCAAAGCCTGACCTTGAACAAACTCCCTCTGGAGCACGGACATGTAGAATCTCTTCAGCCAAGAGTAGAAGTAGTCCAGAGCAGGGCTTGTCCCGCTGTCCACAAACAGTTGATTCAACCACTTATTTAAGAACGGCCACTTAGATCTATCCCCGTCCGCATCAGGTTGGACAGGATCAATATTCGCACAGTTAAGTATTCTGTGCCCATTGTAGCTCACCACCCGATCTCCTGAGAACACAACAGGTGCGATCTCGTCGATCCTGTTCTGATTACTTACGGTCAGTATAGCGGCCTCAACCTCTGACAATGGTTGATTCTTGCGAGGCTTGGCCGTGAACCCTGCTTGCCGTAGCTCTAAAATGAGCTGGTCTCGTGGGATAGACACCGCGCTGTTATACAACACCTTAAAGAAACTACGGCCATTGAACCAGTATTCGTCAAGTAGACCCGCCAGCTTCTTCTCTTCGTAGTCCTTTACAAACCCTGCCCCGAATATGTCGCGCCACGACATGAACCCTTTCCCAGCACGGTCACTATAGCAGACAATGCCATCTTCTACCACCTGACACCCGTCCCTGTTTATTCCATCGTCAATCCAGAACAGTGGCCCACGAGATCCGATCTCAAAGTCCCCGACCCAACGGTTCGGGAATCGGGATTCAATCTCTTCCGCTACGACATTTATAGGTATCGAGGTGTCGGCAGACTGGGGAGGTTTGTCAGCTACTGACTTGGCCAGAGCAGCTTGAACAATACTATCCTCTATGGGGTCAGCAGTATTGACCCAATCTTCGCCTAATTCAAAATACTGGTTGGCCCGAAGTGATGAGCTATCGAAACCAGCGAATAGTTTGTTGAGCTGTAACGACTTCATCATGTTCAACATGAACGTGTCGAACAGCTCTGGCTCTATGGGTATGGGGTTCTTAAACTCCCACACCAAACGTAAGTATCCTGATTGAGTTTGTGATCTCCATGTCGGCTGCTTCCCTGAACCGCACTTATACTTAATGTCACTGTCGATAGCTAACCAGTTTACCGATGCGTCGTAGTCTGCTACCACGCCATATATCTTATTGGCAGGGTTGTCGTTACTGATCCTTTTTGAAGGAGCCCTACCCTCAACAGTAGAGTAGAATATATGATCTGTTTGAGCGTCCGCGCACCAATCACGATACTCTGCTTTGTTTGAGAACTTGGGTTTCTGTTTTTTAATTTTACTTATGTCTGCTGTAAAGTGGGCGCTATTGTCCCGCAGATTTTTCAGGTAACGATATTTCATTTTTGGTATCTCTGTATGATCTGTCCTTCTGCCGCCAAAGGGATGTCAGGAATCCATGTCGGCGGCGTTGACATGATCTCTATCGTTTTCTCCAAAACTGACTCAGCGTCTTTTTCATCACATTCAATAATGACCTCATCATGGACGTGGAAGATTAACTCTAAACCCTCTTTCTCCAACCTGACAATCATGTCTGAAAAGACATCTCTTGCAAGCCCTTGCGAAAGGTTTTCCGCAACTACCCCACCCCATAACTTCATTGGTAGTCTTTTACCGTTGCGGCTGATAATAGCCTGATGACTTAACCGGTCGTTCTGTTTAACCAGTTTTATTCGACCGTAGTCAATGTTTCGACCTGACGGGAGCAGTGCGACGTAAGGAGTTTTTGTGTTGTAGCATTGCCTCAAGCGGGAGTTTATTTTCCTCCAGAACTTTGGGATGGCAAAAAGCCTGTTTCTGTAAAGATCTACAGCACTCTTCGCCTCAACTATCGGCATGTCATACATCTCAGAAAACTTATTAGCACCTGCACCATACCCGCACCCTAAGACAATAGCTTTTACCTTGTGACGTAGTTTAGGGTTTTTCTCTTTCAAAGACCCCCTGTCCTTTTCCCACAAATCCATCCTGATCGCGAACGCTTCGTAAATGTCTTCAGTGCTGGCAATTTCATGTAGAGTGGCTTTATCCTCAGCTAACCAACACAAAGTCCGCACCTCGATCTGAGATAGGTCAACGACAACTAGCTTCTTACCTTCGGGCGCACAAATCATGTGGCGAAGGTTGACCCCGAACATTTCCTCGCGGGGTAGGTTCTGTAGGTTAAGGTTGCCGCCACTGCCGGAAAAACGTCCAGTGTGACCTCCCCAATACATCAACCCGCCGTAATATCGACCGTTTGGCAAGGTGGCGTAGTCGAATGCTTCTAGCTTCTTTTTTAGCGCGTTGATACGACGCCAATTAGAGACAGCTTCGACCCATTTATATTTATGGCCGAACTGTCGCAACCACTCCTGCGCATCTACGTCTGTTTGCGCTAACGATTTGGGGGGCTCCAAACCATGCTGCAAACATTCCTCATCGAATGCTTTCCTGCTCAGAAGAGGTTTCTCACCCGCCCATGGGATAGCTTGTTCTGCATCAAACAGCCTCTTATTGATCGTTTCAAGTTGTTCCTTTAGAAGACCTGTATCCATAGGCAGACCCCTCTGGATTATTCTCCTATTAGTAAGGCTGATCAGCTTCTCATGGTCAGACCATTTCTGTTCATACTTCTGCCACAGTTGTAAGCACAGAACAGAGTCCTTCAAAGCATACTCACTAACTTCCTTTCGGAAGTCTTCGGGCATGTTCTCCCAACGCTTTGCAGACATGTTGTCTCGCGTTGTCTTTGACATTTCGAGACCGAAAGCTTCTTTGCATGCATTCTTCAATGATCTTGGCAGACCACAAGCAGCAGCCATATCTGCGGTGCAGTGCCATTCAGCAAAGTCAACAGAAGGCCACCAGCCTTTCTCTACCCCGAAAAAGTAAAGTGTCTCATCAAAAGATGCGTTATGGGAAAGAACCCGCTGTCCTTCAAGCAAGCCCCAGTCAAAGTCTTTAGGGTGCCCGACAAACTCGTAGCCGTTGTCCCCAACCACCGACACCATATAGGCGTCAAATTCAGGGTGTGAAAAATATCCCAGCGGGCCTAGCCGCCTGATCGAGCAGGTCTTGTCGTAGTAGGACTCGTAGTCCAGTGCGTATGTATCCATAATGTCGTCATATGTAAAAAAGCCCACCCCGATGACAAATGGGTCGGGGTGGGCTACAAGGGTTATTCGTCTAGCTCAAGATCGAGTTGAGACTCTCCGACCTGAGTTTGAAGTGCGTCACGAACGACTGATAATTTTCTCAGGTTCGATTGTGCCTCTTCAACCTTTGCGGTCATCTCCGCAATCATGCCAGAGAGCATTTCAATCTCGCCCTCTAAGACTTCGTGATCCGTCTGGATTGGCTGCGCTTCCATTACGAGAAGTTAGTAACGAAAGTTTTAACAGCGTCAGTTGGCTCCCCTTGAGCCACTGACAACGACGGTGCATACCACGAATATTTACCTCGGCTGATCAAGGAACTTTTAAAGTCCCACAATCTGTGTTGGAGAGAAGCGTCGGGATTGAAGGCAGCAAACGTAGCGAGA